GTCAGCGCTCATGCTTGTCGTGGCCGTCGCCCTTGTGGTTCCCAGCTCCCTCCCAACGCTGGTCGCCACGTTGACTCAGCGCGTCTACGACAGCGCCGCGCTTGTTTGGGACCTCGTTGCGCGTATTGCCACCATTACGCTCGCCCCTGCTACGGCACTCGTCGTGTGGGGCCCTGGCCCGACCTGTTACGTCATTGTCACCGCCGTATTGTTTCTGGCGTACTTGTGGACCGACATTCGTCTCAACTACGGCGCCACCTTCGTCCTCGCACAGTTGCTCCGCCCCGATCACTACGCCCTCTTTGTGGCACCCTACTGTGAGGAGAGAGACAAGCGCCGGTCCAAAGCCTACGCTGTTGCCCTCATTGCATGGGAGTGCTGGCGTGATGGCTCGTACAAGGCCCTCCTGCATCTTGCCTTTATGGCACTGCCAATGCCCCTCGGTGTTCTCGTCCACACCGCCTACAACTATGGCGTGTACCTCAACAACACTGATCTGGTCTACGGTACTGGCGTCGTGCTTTGGCCTTGGGTCATCCTCCTCGTCTTGGTGGTCAACTTCTGCTGGAGGGCTGCCCCTGTTCTCCTCAGAGGCGGCAAGCTACGTGGGTTCAAGTGGCGACAAGTGGGTGAGCCGCCGCACCACATGTGGCCGCGTCTGTACGGCAACAGCACTCTTCCCATCGGCTCTCGGTGGGTCTCACAACCGGACATCACTGTCGACAATCTCCAAGCACCCTACCGCAAGTTCGCGCGCGTTGAGGAGACAGATCGGCCCGTGTTGGGACACAAGGACGCCTGTCTCGAAGTGCTCGGCTGGGCGTATCGCCACCGTGGCCCCACTGCGAATGCCAGCAACAGTGACAACGAGCTCAACTGTCTCAATCGCATCCTTGGCGTGGCCCCGGGCATCGCGCCTGATTACGCCATCCTCAAGCGTGCCTGGGTCAACCACTATCGGGACGTGCTGTTCGACCTTCGTCGGTGGAAAGGCAAATGGCCGCAGTTGGTGCCCCTGGACGAGGACACTTGGATTGCCACACAGAAAGATCGCCCCACCCTGCAGTATGCTCGGTCCTTGTTGCAGCACAACCCCAAGGCCCTGTCGTCTTTGTTTCGCCGCAGCATCTTCATCAAACGTGAAGTTGCGCTGAGTGATACTGTGGACGGCCGTACCCCCAAAGACAATCGTGGCATCCAGGGCGCCCAGCCGGAGTGGCGCTTGCAGGTTGGCCCCTCCGCTGCCGCATTCCAGGCGTGGCTCAAGCTCGCGTGGAACGCAGATTGGTGGATCGTCTTCCTTTGTGGCCTCCCCGCCGAAGCCATTGGCTATGCCTTTCGACGTGCCCTCCGCCTTTGGTTGGGCGATGACGACATCAGCCGCATGGACATGTGCGTCGACCCCACCGATGACGAGATGATGATCGACATCATCGGTTGGCTTGGCCTTGCGCAGCATGCGCCCTACGACCTTACTGTCGCTCAACTCCACAGGGGCATGATCAACGTCAACGCCATGACAGCTAGCGGCACCTACGTCTTCAGCCCCGGTGGCCGCCGGTCTGGCGACCCTACCACGACCTCCTTCAACACCCCCCTGCCGATGCTGGGATACGCCTTCGACTTTTGCATGGCTAGACGCACCGACCCCGTTCGCATACTTGACGCGCATCAGAAGCAGGTCGCCACAGAGTCTCGCCTGCTGCTCATGGGCTGCGGGGACGATCAGCTACGCGCCGAAGGGCCCTGCAAACAGTTCTACGGTGTTCCGTACGGCATTGTGTGCCCACCGGTCGGCAGACCGCAGGACGGCAAGACCGCCGTCGACACCCTGATTGCCCAGACCACGTATCGTGAGGAGAAATCTGGTGTGTCCCTGGCCAAGCAAAGGCCCCTCATGGAAAACCTGCCCTCCTTCTTCACCATCGAGTACCAACAGGACGATGCTAAGACCATGGACGTCGCAGGGTTCTCCCTTGCCCGTGGGTTCAAGGCCAAACCCAATCAGCGCGAAAACTGGTACACCGTGGAGTTGCTTAGCTCTCGCTTCTACCCCGTTCGCGGCCCTACAGGCGTGGAATACGTTCTCGGCCCCAAACCGGGGCGCTGCCTGCCCAAGCTGCTTGTAGCACTCGATCGGCCCGCAAACCTCGCCCCCAACGACTACATCAGTGGCGTCCTTAGCTCCCTCGACAAGGTCGCGAGCTACACTCCCGTGCTGCGTGTCGTCCATCGCATCTTGCGTGACCGCTTGGCCGGGCACGAGTGTAAGAAGGTTTGGATCCCGCCGCGCTACGCCCATCAGTACAGCGCCAGCATGACCCACGAACTGGCCGAGCCGGAGGCGGCACTCCAGTTTCAGGAAGTGTATGGTGTCACGCTCGAGTACGCAGAACGAGCCATCTTCGACGACCTCAACGGCGCCCCTCTGGGCACCGTCGTCGACAGCCCCGTCATGGAGCTGATGAGTGCAGTGGACGTGCAGGACTAAGGTCCTGCCCGCGCCAATGTGCGCCAGCAGAACTTAAGTGAACCCGCCTTAGTAGCGGGGGCTGGTATGCATGTGAACGTGACTGCCCATCAGGGCACACGCTAAGTCACATGTGCACAAGGCGCTATCAGCGAAAAGCCATGAACCGCTGAGGTACGGCGCTCCCACTGGAGCAACGGGGAGTTGCGCCCCCACCATGCCGAGCACTGGGGCAATCTTTCATTGCCCCCCCCTTTCCACTGCACCATGCAACACTCCAATTTTCTTTCCACCGATTCACCCGTGTCGCCGCCTGCTTACAGCAGCGACACCCCCAAAGCCGACGCAGCCGATTACAAATGGCTGTTGTCGTACCTGGACACCCTTCTGGCCTGCGGCCAGCGCAGTCTGTCTGTGCGCGCTCTCCGGCTCGCCCTCGCCCACCGTTACCACCCACGCAACCATCGTGAGATGGCCACGTTCGTGCAACAGGTCGACTCAGAGGCCGCTGCAGTCGTTCAGTCCGCGTACAAGATGGACACGAATGCAGACACGCACCCCGCTGATCCTGCCGGGCCCCCCAGCCAGACTGTGGCTGCTGCCGGATGTCTCATCGATCTCACTCGCCAAGGTGTCGAGCCCAACCCTGGCCCCTGGGGCGACTGGTTGCGCAAGTTGCGTTTCCGCCTCCATGGCAACTACTGCGGCCCCGGCTACTCAGCCCGCGCCTTCACTGACAAGCCCAACTGGCGTGTGCCTTCATTGGACTCTTTTGACGAGGTCTGTCGCAAGCATGATTATGACTACGGACGCATGGAGAAATCCGCAGCGGACGCCCTCATGGTCTCACGCCTTCGCGACGGCGACTTCAGCAAGATCCAACATGGCAACCTGAAATCGCTGTTGGCCCGCACTGGGTTCACCGTCATGAACGGTGGACTGCCTTCTGTTCAGGAGCGCGATGACTACCCCTGGCTCCCCCATCGTCGAGCCCCCCAGGTCCACGACGCCAAATCACAGGCCGTTGAGCCCAACCCTGGCCCACCTAAGGGCAACCGCCCACACCCTGCCGCGCAGCGCAAGCGTGTCAGACGCGCGCGCCCTTCCGTCGCGGCGCCTGCCCAGCACAGGCCGCGCCCCCCCATGCGCTCGCGCCCCGCACGTTCAGTGTCCCAGCGTCCCAAAGCTGGACCTCGCTCCCGCGCGCCCAGCGCCCAGGGCAACGTGTTTTCTCGCACCGACCTGCTCGTGTCGGGGCAGGTGCCGGCCAATGCTTCCCCCGGCTCCGTACTCTACTCCGTTGCTGTCAACCCTTCAGGGAAGATGATCAACGGCTCCAACACTATCGTTGCGGAGTACCTCAACTACGAGGCTGTTAAGTACGAGATGTGGGACGCCAACGTCGAGTTCATAGTGAAAGCGACTGGAGCGTCCACCATTGCCGGCACCTTCACCCACGGCATTGACGCTGACGTCACTGACGTCCTGCCCACTGGCACCATCGGTGCTGTGCAGCGGCTCACCGGCCAAGGCGGCCAGACCCAGACGTTCGCGGACGGCGGGCGCGTCACGTTCAACAAGCTCAATCGCGCCAAGCCCGTCAGCAAGTATTGGGTCCAGCCAGCGAACGACGGCG